CGCCAACAAGGCCGCCTGCAGAACCTACACCACAGAGAAGCAGGCCCACGAGTACCGAGTCGCGATCGCCGACCAGCTCGCCCTCATCAACAACAACGACGAGGCTCACCACATGATCACCCTGAACGCTTACCACTACAAGCTGAGCAGGGAAGACATGGAGGTCCTCTGGACCTACCTGGTCACCTTCGCCCAGGGCTCTGTGGCCTTCGACTGGCACGCCCGCACCACCAAGCTAACGCCGGTCTGGTCCTACAAGAAGATCTTCTCCTAGAATCTCAACCTTGATTTCGTCCTTTCTATATCATCATTTGTCTTACAGTATATATTCATTGATTTAGTTATGTCCAAGCCTATCACTATGGCTGAATCCCGTGTGCCCGATTTCTCGAATCTCACCGGGGTGCAATCTGTCTCACTGCACCCCCAACAACTAACCTATCTGACTCGTCTGATGAGGAATTCTTCCCTCCTGCTCCCTTACCTCGAGGCCACCCTTTTAACCCTGACTCTCCTAACATTCTTCTCCCTTCAGAAACTCACCGACAATCAACTAACCCAAATTCGTGGCCTGATGATTCTCAATGCAACGAACACCGAAGCTGGTCATAACATCACGGAGGCCCTCACGAGGAGTGACGACGGCCGCGCCGACCTTTCATTATACCTCTTCGAGCAACTGGAATCCATCAACCAGTCAATCCGCAGCATAGACATCCAGTTAGACGCGGGTGACCTTAACATCACACTCGACCTCGAAGTCATTGAGCGCGCGGTTCTTGAACTAGTCCAAATGTCTTACGATTCAAAACCTAATTTCCAGCAACTCTTTTCCGACGTCAGCTCAATCCAGAAGACCACCTTTGAGACATCCTTCTACCTCTTCGACATCAAGAATGACATGCACGACCTGACCACCAATTTCAAGTCCTTTTCATCCAACGCTACAAACACGTTGAACTCTATCCTACAAGATTCCATTCGACAGACAGAACTCCTAGACAAAATTTCCATCACCCTTGATCGCTCCTTAACTCTCACTGACGAGATTTTCAATTCCGAGGACGGTTGGGGCTCTTCCATCAAAGATAAACTAGAAGAAGCCTCTACTATCCTTGACACCGTAGCTGATTCACTCGATATAATTAAGACCTTTATAGATACCATCGAAGCCGTCATCAGTGGTGCCCAACAACTCACCCTCACAGGCATCCTCAACGAGC